TTTGTATCTCTTTTAAAGTATCATTGTAATCAGATTGTTGATTTTGATTAATATCTTGTGTAGCACCAAACCCAGCGGACCTAATTTCAGCAACAAGTATATCTCTCTGTCTATCTTTCTCTCCTTTAATGTCCTCAAATTCTCTTTTAAGTTTTTCATCTTGAGCTTTTGCTTGTAATGCTTGATCTTGCATATCTTGTTGATGTTTCATTTCTGCATCTTTCTGTGCTTTAATTTTTTGCTCAGAATCTTTAAGCACACTGTTTAATTCAGATATACTTTCTGATTGCATTAATTTTCCTAAGTCATATATTGAAGCTCCTGTAGTATTATTAGATATAGCCATGTTTTTCAATTGCTCTAATACTGCTCTATAGTTGGCTTTAGTAGTTGCAAATATATTAAGATCTCTCATTAATAAATCTGTACCATTAATCTGGAAGTTTACTTTTTCATCTGCAGAAGTCATATATGATAATCTTGCAGAAGGTTTAGTAGATTGATAAAACTGTGCAAGATCTGTTCTCATCTGATGTACTCTTGGCATTAAGTAATCTGAGTGTTGTATAAAGTACATTTCTGTTTGAGCATAAGATGATCCAACTGCTTGTTCTACACCTGTTGCAGTTTGTTGAGATAACTGTTGACCCATTCTTTGAGGATTAATACCTATAACTTCATATGCTTGTTGTTTCATATATGTAGCTAATTGTATTCTTGACATCAACCTGTTAGTCTGTTCTAGGTCTAATTTCTGAAAGTGTTGGAAGTTAAGAGCATTCTCTGTATTAGTAATACTGGTATCTAAAGGAAGCATCTGAAAATTCTTCATTGCTACATAAGCTTTAGCTAAATTGTTTTTACCCCAGTCTTCACCCATAGAGTGTCTTGGTAATGCATTCTGATCTAATAAGATAACTGTACCTAATTCATCTACTAAAATATCTGCTATTTGATTATTGACAATGTTATATCCTATTTGAAAAGGTTTCATTAAATCTATTAATGCAGTTGACTTAGTATTTCTATCTGAGAATACTGCACCTTCTACTGGTAGTTTACATCCGTATAAACTATTATCACCTTTAAATTGAAATCTAAGTGGTCCTATGTTTTGTTTATCAATACCAATATATAAAGGAGTAAATCCACCAGGGTTATTCATACCCCAGAAAGAAGGAATGTTTGGTCCAACTTTAATACCACCCCATACCTCATTAATCCAAATCCAGTCTATATGCTCACCATATACAATATTGTCTTTAGTTTTATTTTTAAAGAGTCTTGTATCATACACGGGTGAGTCTGTTACTTTGTAGTCTTCAGTAATAATTTCTGTAATTACTTCACCTGAGTCAGTAACTTTAGTTAAGTGACCTACTTTTCTTTGAGATTTCCAATATGCTGTAGTTACTCTTAATAAATATGCAGTACCTTGATCATAATAATCTTCTCCTTCTCTAAGTATATAATTAACAATGTCTCCTCCGTTGAATATACTATTAGCTGCTGCAGTAGAATATTGTCTAAATCCTAATGAAGGCATGTTAGTATTCCATTCATGTGATTTAGTAGCATCATAAAATGATCCGTCATTTTGAGTACCACCAATGTTATATCCTGCTGATCTGATAGGATAGATAGCTTCTAATGATGCCATCTGATCTTCATTCATCATATATCCATACTTATCAATAACATCTGCTACAGTTAACATGTCAGTTTTACCAACCCAATTAGATTGAGATATATATCTTGCATCAGGAGACTTGTGATAAAATGTAAGTACAGGATTCCATAATTCTACATCATAATCATCTTCCATCATACGCATATGCCAGAACTCTCTGTCTGTAATAAGCATATCTCTAAAACCTCTTTCTTCTAACTCATCCATTCTGAATCTTTCAGTATCTACTTCATGTTGATGAGAAGCCCATTGTTCTACTATAGATCTGTAATCCTTTTTAAAGAATTTTTCTATTTCAGGTAATGTTTTAAGTTTTTCTGGATTTAATTGTTCTTGTGCTTCTGGAGATTCTGGATTAAGACCTTGCTCAATTAATGCAGATGTTATCTTCATCTGTGCATCTTGCATTAATGTATCTTCTACCATTTGTCTTTTTTGCTCCATCATATCATTATATGATCCTTCATCAACAGCACGGTATGTTAACTTACTTGATCTTTTAGCAAATTCAGCTACAAGAACATTAATTACATTAGGTATAATTGGATAAAATTTAAGTTCAAGTGCAGAAGAATCTTCTTTAGTAAGAGTTTCAATTATATCTCTATAATCATTATCTTCCTCTACAATGTAATCAGACTTATCAATAACACCTTTAGCTAACTTATAATTTTTCATTAACCTACGGGCATTTCTTTTAATCTGTTTAAGACCATTCCACTCTAACCAGTCAAGATTCCAAGCTGCCCACTTATCATCTTTTTCTGCTTTAGGAATAAACTGTAAAGGTTGAGTTATACTACCTAACCTGTTATGTTCTGTCTTTGCTCCTTTTTTTAACTGTAGTGCATTATATACTTGCATATTCTTTTATTTTAAATTTTTAAATGGTGATCTGTTAAATTTTTGATTTTCACCTAATCCACTTCTACCCATATGTCTAAAAGGACTACTCTTTAAGGTATACAAATTTTTTGAATTTTCCAATTTTTTACTTGCTTCATCTCTCACAATTCTTTTTGTGTAACCCATATTAGCTTGTTGGATTTTAAGAAATGAAACTAATGCAGAAAAAGCTACTAACCTATCCACGTTGAGTCCATCTTGATAAGCCTGCATTTCCCTCAGTAACATTATATCCGGTATTCTTTCTACACCATAATGTATCTTTACAGTAGTACCATCATCTTTCTGTATATGATCTATCTCTTCAGTTAAGAAATCTTGAGTATAACTGATCATATGGTTCTTAAATAGTACACCTGTATTTCTCCATCCGTATTCCTGGAATACATTTGCATTAGATCCTAAATCTTTTAAGAATACTATTTTGTTTCTTGGTACTAGATATCTTTGTTTTTTTCTTGCAATCATGTGGTTTATAAATTGAGATATATTATTCTCTACTATAGTCCATGCATTATACCATTCAATTATTAATTCTAGTCTCTCATGTGTTTTATTAATATCATCAAATCTTCCACACCATGCTGCTACAATTTTATCTCTTTCTATAAATGTCTCAGCCTCACCATTAGTAACCTTAGTTACTTCAACTGGAGCTTTCATTATATATATAGAACATAGTGAGTCTGAGGTAGTTGTCTTTCCCTCTGCAACAGGGTCAATACTGCCATAGTACATACCAAATGTAGGATCTGGTACTGGTCTTTCCCATACTACTAACGTACCTGTTTTATCTTCTGTCTTCTTAGATATAGGAAACTCAGCTATTGGTAATTTATTAGTAGCTTTTACTTTTACTTTACCGGTTTCATCTCTAGATATATCAAGAAACTCTGAAGAGTATTCTTTTTCTTCTATTCTTTTTATCTGAGCATTTACAAGATGTGGTGGGAATTTAGCCTCTTTTCTAAATGCAAATGCCTCTTCTATATTTCTTGGATGCTGAGATACCTCAAGTTGATAATCTTTAGGTTCTTTATTTTTCTTAATTTCCTCAAAGTATTCATCTAAAGCAATTAATGCTTCTTGGACAAGTGAATTACCATAGTCATCTATATATGGTGGCATAGACCATTGTTCAGGTATAAACAATCCTGATTCTCCCCATGTATTATCTTTATCTATTAGATTAGTTTTAACTGGATATATATCATTACTGGCTGGATCAAGTATCATTTTCTTTAAAGGACCACATTGATCAAGATCCCCTACTGATCCCGCAGCAATAAATAATCCTGTAGTAATCATACCAGACTTAAGTGCTGGTTTAATATATCCAAAGGTTGTATCCATCTTGGGAGCAATTCCTGCTTCCTCATGAAAGAAGAACTTAACCGGACCCCCTACACCATTTGTTGGATCTTTCTCAAAAGACATACCTTGCATAGTACCTTTAAGTCCTATTTCAGCTTTTCTATCTCCTTTTCTTATCTCAATTTTTTGTTGCCACATCATTACCTTGTCTGGAGACATAGGTCTATACCATGCAGTATGTTCATTTAAGAATGCTGCATACTCAGATAAGAATTTCCAGGTACCTTTTTCATTGATATAATCTTTAAGTGACGCACCCATTTTTAAAGTAACCCCAGCTTCAAACCATAACTGATTAATAAGTTTACCTGCATGAAAGTATGAACTAGCTATCTGTCTTTTTTTAAGAATAGCTACGTGCATGTAGTTTATTTCTGCAAGTATCTCATATAAGGCCATGTGATATTGTGCATCTCTTATCTTAGCAAATCCAAACTTTTGCTCCTCCTTATCAAAAAT